ATGAAACTTATCGCGGTGAAACCAATTTATTTTGGTGGGGTAGTGGTGACGGAAGGTGAGTCACTTGAGACGCTGGAACAGCATGGCCGTGAGTTGGTTCAAAAAGGTTATGCACGGCTGGTAGATGTTGATAATTCTGCGCAGCCGGAACAGCCGGAACAGCCGGAACAGCCGGAACAGCCGGAACAGCCGGAAACTGTGCCAGAGAAGAAGGCTAAAAAATAATGTTAGAACTTGAAGGGGTTAAAAAGCACTGTCGCATTGAGCCTGACTTTACCGATGACGACTCACTATTGACCCTCTACATCGGAGCTGCTTCTCGTTATGTCGAAACATGGACTCGTCGCAAAATGTATGAGTCCGAAACCAGCGAGGGGTATGCAGATGATCCTGATTCAATTCTCCCTGGCGATGATGTGAAAGCAGCGATGCTTCTGCTTATCGGTCACTGGTACGAAAACCGTGAAACTGTCTCTGTTGGTCAGGCTGCTACAGATATTCCGTTTACTGTCGAGGCACTTCTCCAGCCTTACAAAATCTATGGCATTTAATCGGGGGAATTATGCAGGCAGGACGATTACGGCACCGGATCACCATCCAAAATTTCACCACCACCAGAACGCCTTCAGGTCAGCCGGTAGAAAGCTGGGCTGATGGGAAAACTATCTGGGCCGAGGTTAAAGGGATCAGCGGTAGGGAGCTGTTAGCCGCTGGCGTTGAGCGTGCTGATGCCACCATTCGCGTCTGGGTGCGTTTTCGTACAGACATCTCAGCTTCTTCCCGTTTGAAAGTACTGAATGGACCATACAAAGATGCGGTCCTGAATGTCACTGGGCCTCCGGTTCCGGATATCAAAGGAACCCGGCTGGAAATTCTCTGCAAACAGGGGACCGAAAAATGATTGATGTGAATCTGGATTTTTCCGGGTTGCAGGATATTGCCCGCGATCTGCAAACGCTCAGCAAGGCCGAAAATAATAAAGTTCTCCGGGAGTCGACCCGTGCTGGTGCCGAATTGTTCCGCGAGGAGGTGATTGATCGCGCTCCTGAGAAATCCGGAAAACTGAAGAAAAACGTTGTTGTCGTCACCCAGAAAAGTCGCCGTCGCGGTGAAATTTCATCTGGGGTGCATATTCGTGGCGTTAACCCGCGAACGGGGAACAGCGACAATACAATGAAGGCCAGCAACAAGCGGAATGCGTTTTACTGGCGCTTCGTGGAGTTGGGAACATCTACAGCGCCTGCACATCCGTTTGTTCGCCCAGCTTTTGATACCCGCATGGAAGAAGCTACGCAGGTGGCGATGCAGCGGATGAATCAGGCTATCGATGAGGTGTTATCAAAATGACAGAGGATGATCTCTATGACCTGCTGTCGACGCTGGCAGACGGGGGGTTTATCCGTATGTGGTGCCGCTAGGCAGCGACGGACTTCCTGCAGTTTCCACTCCCTATGTCATTTTCTCGATACCAACTGATGTTGCCGGGGATGTTTTCTGCGGCCAGGCAGAGTCGACACTGCGCATTCAGGTTGATGTATGGGCTGAAACGAATGACGAAGCCAGAGCGTTACGCCTGGACGCCCTGGCTCGCCTGCAGGTACTTTCACCTGTCGAGGTGACAAAAATTCCTGGCTACGACACGACAACCCATCTTCATCGAGCAACCCTCGAAATAACGGTCATTGCCTGACAAAAACCAATCCAATCCGACCGCCACTGGCGGTTTTTTCATTTATGGAGGCTGCGATGTCAGCACTATTTGAACGTGCCCAAAAAACGGTAGTAATGATTACCTCTGTGCCGGTCACCGAGGCAGAGCTGGATACCGCAACCTGGTTAAACCTGAGTTGCACTATCAAACAGGCAAGCTTTACCGCTGGTCAGAAAAACGATATTGACGTGACAACGCTCTGTTCGGATGAAACGGAAAATAAACGGCCTTCCTGCTCCGTCTGAAATGTCACTTTCCGGTAACTTCTACCGCAACCCGGCGCAGGATGCACTTCGTGCCGCATATGATAACGACGGGGTTTATGGGTTTAAGGTTATTTTCCCGTCTGGTAATGGATTCCTGATGCGCGCTGAGGTACGTCAGCACACCTGGGATTCTCAAACCAATGGCGTGGTTGCTGCAACGTTCTCGCTGCGCCTGAAAGGTAAACCCACCAATATTAACGCCCCAGGAGTTCTGTCGTTTGCTACTGACCTTCCGGCGTCCCAAACGGTCGCGGCAGGAAGCGCCCTGACCATGGGCGTGGTCGTCCAGGGCGGTACGGCACCTTATACCTACGCCTGGAAAAAGGGCACCTCGACGGTCAGCGGCCAGACCAGCGCAACGTTTACGAAAGCCAGCGCTGTATCCGGTGATGCCGGGGTTTATTCCTGCGTGGTTACTGATGCCGATGGCACTGTGATCACTTCTTCTGATTGCACCGTCACCATCAATTAACGGAGCGCCGGGAGACCGGCGATAAAATTAATGTCAAAACCGAGTCTTAAAGCACTGGCACTGGCACCGATGGCGGGCTTTCGTAAAAAAGAAGTCTCCGTTCCGGAGTGGGATAACGCCAAAGTCATCATTCGTGAGCCATCAGCAGAAGCCTGGATTCGCTGGCAGGGCATTGCCAGCCCGGAACCACCCAAACTACCGGAAGGGCAGGAGCCCCAGGAGGCACCAGAACTGACCCCTTCAGAACGAGCCTTCCGCACGATGCGGGCCGACGTCACGCTTTTCATCGATATTTTGCTGGATACCGACCTGCAGCCCGTCTTTACTGTCGATGACACCGAACAGGTTGAAGCGATCTATGGCCCTGTGCATTCCCGGCTGTTGAAGCAGGCACTTGATCTCATTCGATGCGGATGATGCTAAAGCAAAGTAAAAATGCCTGGCATGCAGTTCCTGATGGCGCTGGCGCTCCGGATGGGCCGCACGCTGGGCGAACTGCGACAAACCATGACGGTTGGCGAATTCAGGATGTGGGCTGAGTACGACCGTATCAGCCCAATCGGCGATATTCGCGGCGATATCCTCAATGCTCAGCTGGTATCTGCGGTTTACGGAGCGCAGGGCGTTAAAGTCACCATTGAAGATGCTCAGCTTCAGTGGAGCACAGAAGAGATTGAGGCAAACGACGGCGGCGATCCCTTTGCAGGGTTGGAAGCGGCGCTGCTGGCTGCGTCAGCATAGCCAGTATTAATTCGTGTGGATGCCACTCATAACAGGTGTTATGTTGTTTTTTTTGACACACGGAGTGCTTTAAATGACTACTACTGGCTGGATATTATTATTTGTTTTTGCTCGCCTTATTGATCTTGTTATCTGGTATTTCCTGAACAGAGGAAGCGTAAGAGCTAATGATCAGATCGCTATGCTTAAAGAAATCTCTGAAAAGCAAAGTGCTCAAATTGATCTTCTGATTGCACTTGCTCATAAAAAAGAGGAACCAGAAAAAGATTATCTGGAAGAAGCAAGGAAAAAAGCTGGTTTAATTTAATAATATTGAAATCATAAAAAAGCCCCACAATGTGGGGCTTTTTGTTTCTGAGGAAATGAAATGGCAACCCTGCGTGAACTTATCATTAAAGTTTCTGCTAACTCTCAGTCATTCCAGACCGAGATAGCCCGCGCGTCACGTATGGGGGCTGATTATTATAAGACATGCAGAATGGCGGCAGGCAGGCTGCGGCTTCAGTTCGGGAAACTCGCCGTTCTGTTGCTGAGCTAACTGACCAGATGGAGTCAGCAAAGGCTACCGCACTGGGGTTAACCGGGGCATTTGCTGGTGCTTTTGCTACGGGGCATTTAATAGCCCTGGCTGATGAATGGAATTCAGTAAACGCCCGCCTAAAACAGGCATCTCAATCAACTGATGATTTTACCAGCTCTCAAAAACAGCTGATGGATATCAGTCCAGAAAACGGGTACATCTTTTTCTGACAACGCTAATTTATTTTCCCGTTCAGCAGCCTCAATGCGGGAATATGGTTACAGCTCCAGCCAGGTTCTGGATATTACTGAGGCTATTTCTACTGGTTTAAAACTTTCTGGCGCGAATGCTCAGGAGTCCAGTTCGGTCATCACTCAGTTTAGCCAGGCTCTGGCGCAGGGCGTGCTGAGAGGTGAAGAATTCAATGCCGTCAACGAGAGCGGCGACAGGGTTATACGGGCACTTGCGGCAGGGATGGGGGTTGCGCGTAAAGACCTTAAATCTATGGCGGACCAGGGGCAGTTAACCATTGATAAAGTAGTGCCAGCCTCATCAGCCAGCTTGGTAAGCTACGGAATGAATATGGTGAATTGCCGCAGACTGTTTCATCGTCGGCAACAAAAGTTGAAAACGCTTTTATGCAATGGGTCGGTGGAGCTAATGAAGCGAGTGGCGCGACAAATACCCTGACCGGATTACTTGATGGCGTAGCCAACAATATTGATCAGGTCGCAACTGCTGCCGGAGCGCTTGTTGCCGTTGGTGCTGCCCGATATTTGGGAAATATGGCTCTTGGGTGCCAGCTCTGCAACGGCTGGGATTATTAACGCTGCAAAAAGTGAAGTAGCTTTAGCTGAAGCCCAGGTCAGAGGGACGCAGGTTTCGACAGCTCGCGCGCGTGCTGCAGTTTATCGTGCTCAGCAGGCACTGGCAGCGGCGCGGGGTACAGACGCGCAGGCCGCCGCAGAAAAACGGCTCTCACTGGCGCAGGAGTCACTTAACCGTAATATTCAGGCCAGAGTATCCGCTCAGACTGCGCTGAACTCGGTTACTGCTGTAGGTTCCCGGCTCATGGGGGGAGCATTAAGCCTCATTGGCGGTATTCCAGGGCTGGTTTTGCTTGGTGCCGGTGCCTGGTACACGATGTACCAGAATCAGGAACAGGCCAGATTATCCGCTCAGGAATATGCAAACACCATTGATGCAGTCCGTGAAAAGACAAAATCAATGTCCCTGCCCGAAGTTTCTGATAATGAGACCAAAACCCGTCAGGCGCTGGAGGAGCAAAACCGTCTTGTTGATGCACAGGCATCAAAAGTAAAAAGCCTGAAGGAAGAGATCGCGGCTATCAGTATGTTCTGTCCAACCCCGGGCCGACAACCAGTGGCGGTTTCATGATAAACCACCTTACTTCGGTTGAAACGGTCACCCGTAGTCTGGAAGAAGCGACTTCCGCTCTGGCCGTTGAACAGGAGAGGGCTGACTCAGATGCAGGCTAAGTCTGAGTCGATCCAGTCGGTACTGGAAGGGATAGAGAACAGGCGAATAGCATTAATCCGGCAGCAGGCCGCAGAACAGAATTCAGCATATCAATCGTTATTAATGATGAACGGGTGAGCATACTGAATTTAACCGTTTGCTGGGTCTCGGAAATAATCTCCTCATGGCCCGGCAGGGGCTGGTAAACGCACCACTACGCTTACCGCAGGTAGACCTCACAACCCAGCAAACGGCTGCACTTGAAAAAAGCCGTCGTGATCTGGCGCTTTCAAAACTCAAAGGTGAGGACAAAGAGCGCGCACGACTGGGTTATGCTGCGGATGACCTGGGGTTAACTAACGACCCACAGTTTCAGACCGGACGGCAGGAGTTTGATTAATAACGGCCTGAATGAATGGAGAAACAACCAGGAAAATAAACCCAAGCCAAAAGGAAGGCATGGAAAACCGAGGCGGAGAAAACCGAAGATACCTATACCCGGCTGATTAAACAGCAACGGGAGCAAATTGCTCTTTCCAGCCAAAACACTGAACTGGCAAAGATGAAATATCAGGTTACTCAGGGGGAATTATCTTCGCTTGAAAAATCCAAAAAGGAAACGTTGCTGCACAATGCGGCGCTTATTGATCAGAAAAATATCGCTGAACAGTTTAAAAACATTCCGCGAAGGTCTGGCCGACAGTAATGCTTGCCGCCCGGGAAAGGGGGAATATCGATTTCCTCGGCGCGGGACAGGGGGATAAAGCCCGTGACCGAATGAAGGAAATGGCGGATATTCGTGCTGATTTTCTCAGGCAGCAGCGTGACTTGCAGCGTGATTTCAGTCGTGGGCAGATTTCCGAAGACCTGTATAAAAAGCAAACGGAAGCGCTTAAAACAGCGCTTGCCGAACGCCTGGATATTCAGGAGGAGTATTACAAAAAAACCGATGAACAGCAGTCAGACTGGCGCGCGGGGATCAGCGATTCCCTGATGAACTATGCCGATCAGGCTTCTGATCTGAGTTCAATGGCTGCCACTGCAACCAGCGAGATTCTGGATGCCACCACTAACTCTATCTCCAACAATCTGACAAACGTCCTGACAGGCGCTGCTTCTTTTAAAGATGGGATGTCAAATATTTTCTCTTCCTGGGCGAAACGGTGATTAAGACGCTGATCCAGATGGCAACACAGGCGTTAATCACCAAAGCGATTATGGCGTCATTTGGCGGCGGAGCGGGTGGGTTGTTCGGTAGTCTTTTTGGCGGTGCCAGCGGTGCGGCAAGTAGTGGTACCGCTATTCAAAGCGCGGGAGCTAATTTTTCATTCAACGCTCTCGGAGGCGTTTACGATTCTCCGTCACTTTCTGCCTACAGCAATGGTGTTTACAGCACTCCCCAATATTTTGCGTTTGCGAAAGGGGCAGGTGTATTCGGGAGGCCGGGCCGGAAGCCATCATGCCCTTACCCGTGGCGCTGATGGTTCGCTGGGGGTCAGAGCTGTTGGACGGAATCACCGGCGGTACAGAACGCTGCGAAGCAGATCCAGGCACAGCCACGAATTGCTGTCAGCGTAGATGCCAGAAGTACGTTCACCGGTAAACCGGATGACATAACGATGCAGGCAATTGAGCGAAGGAATGACGCTCTGGAACAGCGGATAGTTAACACCTTAACCGCCGAAGTAAATAACCCCAGAAGAAATTCGGTCGGGCTATTTATTCAAATCTCCAATCTAAAAAACCACGATAACCTGCCCGGAGGGAATATTCATGGCAGATATTTTCTACCCGGACGAATACCTGCCCATGCCGCTTATGGACGGGTACGGGTTTAAGCCCATATCACCTTTGCTGCGAACGGAGATGACGTCCGGTCGCGCTCAACAACGAAGGCGATATACCTCAACACCCACCCAGGCATCGGTTAAATGGATTTTTAAAACTGATGCTCTGGCGCAGGTGTTTGAGGCGTTTTTCAGGGATGCGCTTAAAGATGGCCAGTCCTGGTTCTATCTGAAACTCCAAACCCCAATAGGGGTAAAGCCCTATAAAGCCAGGTTCGTGGATATTTACGAGGGACCGACGCTGGTCGCGCCAAAATACTGGCAGTACAGCGCAACGCTGGAATTATGGGAGCGCCCGTTACCGCCTTCTGGCTGGGGGAATTACCCGGAATGGCTGGCTGGCCAGTCGTTACTGGATATTGCGCTAAACAGAGAGTGGCCGAAGCATGACAATTCTTGAGCGACTATATGCCAGCAGCGGATCGGAGGTTATTCACGATACGCTGCAGATATCAGCAGGCGATGATAACTACTGGCTAACCAGTGGCTGGGATGACGTTTCAGTGACGCTGGAAAATGGTCAGCCGGTGACGTTTGATGCCAGCGCGATAGATATCGCCTTACCAGCCAGGAACGCCGATGGGACACAGGATTTAAAGTTTGCTATCAGCAATATTGACGGACGGGTTTCAGAGGCGATCGATAAAATTCTGGATGAAATGAAATCAGCCACGCTGACATTCCGGCGGTACATTTCATCCGATCTGTCTGCTCCGGCATCATCACCGTATACGCTCGATATCAAATCCGGCTCCTGGACCCCGACAGCAGTTCAGGTCACGGCAGGCTATATGAATGTCCTCAAAACAGCCTGGCCCCGTAAACGTTACAACCTCGCCGAGCATCCGGGCTTACGTTACTAATCTGAGGCAAATATGTTTACACCTGATAAATACCGTTCTGTTAAATGGCAGAAGGGCGGGCGCGTATATCCGCAGCTCGACTGCTTCGGCATTGTAAATGAGATACGTCGCGACCTGGGGCTACCTGAATGGCCGGATTTTGCAGGTGTGACCAAAGACGGCGGGGGCCTCGACCGGGAAGCGAGAAAGCTGATGCTTTCGCTGAAGCGTTGTGAACCCTGTGAAGGTGCCGGAGTGGCTTGCTATTCGGGCTCAACAGTTTCCCATGTCGGGATCGTTGTAATGCTCGATAACCAGCTGCAGGTAGCGGAATGCAATCCTGGCTCGGGGGTTACGTTTCTGCCACTGTCGCGATTTATCCGTCGCTTTAACCGCGTGGAGTTCTGGCAATGACGATAAAGTTTTACCCGTCCCGGCTTCCGGGTGAACCCCTTGAAACGCACGAGCATGGTGTGCTGACGCTGCATGAGTGGATGTGCAGAAATGTCCCGAGCTATTCACAGGATAAAACTCATCCTGTCGTGATCGAGCTGAACGGCCAGGCAGTCCCCCCGGCGGAATGGCCGTTATGTTTGTTGCGGCCAGACAGCGACGTGCGGATATATCCCATTCCGTATGGCACGGGGCTTGAAATTGCCGCGTGGGTTTCGGTGGCCGTATCCATTGCGTCTACGGCCTATGCATTATTCTTTGCCCCTAAACCAGAGCTGGGCGGCTTTTCATCCAGTAACGCTTCATCGCTGGATCTGAATCCGGCTAAAGCCAACACAGCGAAGCTTGGCGATCCCGTTAGGGAGGCTTTCGGGCGAAACCGGATCTACCCGGATTACCTGGTACAGCCGGTAACGCGATTCGACCCCGCTGATCCAACCAGAATGACGGTCGAAATGTTTGTCTGCCTTGGATATGGGCGTTTCTCCTATACTGGTGGGGATTTTCGGGTAGGAGAAACTCCGGCGCTGACCTTAGGCGAGGGCTTTTCATATACCAGCTATGGGCCCGGCGATAATGTGGCTGGTGATCGTCGCAGTGAGATATGGTTCAACTCAACGGAAGTTGGGGGAACGTCGAGCGGCAGCGGCCTCGATATGGCTCAGACTGCCCCTGAAGCCAGTGATATCGTTGCTGATGCCATGACCGTCAGCGGTGCCTCTGTCTCGTTTTCTGGCCTCGATGTCGATGATGATAATGATGAAGACGAGGATGAGAACAAACTTCCTCCTGGCTGGATCGCCGGTGCAATTGTCACCCTGAAAGCGCCAGTGAATTATCAGGTATCCATCGAGGGCGGTTTTAACGTGCTGACAGGAGACGTCGTGTCAGAGATTGCGCCATTCAGCGGAATGCCTGTCACCCTAACGTTTAACGGTACTGACTATGACCTGCAGATCGCCACGTATACCCCTCACCAGGACGCCGTTCCGGGAACAGGGGGAGCGACTGCGGTATTACGCGCCAGTGCCTCGCCGTCAACGTATGACTTTACGACAACCAGCCAGACCTTTGCTCTGACCTGGCAGGGTATCACCTATACCATATCTCTGGTCGCCAACTACGGCACAATGTCTGGCTTGCTCGCAGCGATTAACGGCGGGTTGAATGGTTCGGGGCTCATTGCTCAGGATGATGGCGGCGTGATACGTATCGTGGAGATCTCCAGCCCCTGGCGTGGCGGTTCCATTACGTCATCATTCCTGCCTGCTTCAGTATTTGGCGACAGCCCGGTATTTACAGCTGGTACAGCATCCAGCGGCGGAAGCCCTGCGGTAACAGCCTGCGTGACGCTGGCATACGATTCTGGCACTGCCTTTTCCGGATTGCCGGAAGGCACTCAGCGGATTTCCCTGGCGCACCGTGGCAACGAATACCAGATAGCGTCTACTGATGGTCCCTCTGCGACCGTACAGCGTGTGGTTAACGGTGTCGTTGACAGCACCTGGTCAGGCTTTATGACCCGTACCGTCGTGGATTTTGCCGCGTCTGGTATTAACGATAATGAAACCTGGCTCGGCCCCTTTCTGGCCTGCCCGCAAAATGAAGTTGTGGATGCCTTCGAGGTCAACTTTGCTTTCCCAAACGGAATTTGCGGGTTCCAGAACAACGGGAATAAGCGGGTCCGCCATGTCGAGTATGAAATCCAGTATCGCGTTTATGGTTCCGGATCAGGGTGGACGAGTAAGCCAGGGGTTTACGCGCTTAAAAACATTAATGGCCTCGGTTTTACAGAGCGTTTTGATCTGTCCTCTCCCGGGCTGGTGGAGGTTCGATGCCGCCGCCGTAACGAGCAGGGGAGCAACAACGCGAGAGACAGCATGTTCTGGCAGGCGCTCAGAGGTCGTTTGCTTTCCCGTCCGACCTCCTACGCAGGGATATCAACAATAGGGATCACGGTTGAAACCGGCGGCCAGCTGGCGGCGCAGTCAGACAAGCGTGTGAGTGTTGTCGCCACACGAAATTATGATGGCGGTGGTGACAGGACAATCAGCGGTGCGTTCCTGCATCTTGCCCGCAGTCTGGGATATCGCGACGACCAGATCGACATTGCGGCGCTCAGTACGCTGGAGGCTACCTACTGGACGCCAAGGGGAGAATATTTTGATCACCAGGCAAGCAGTGACAGCACGTCAGCAAAGGATATTTTCGACAAAATTGCAGAGGCTGGCATGGGGTATTTTCTGCTGTCTGACGGGTTGCTTTCTGTCGGGAGAGAGGGCGTCAAAAGCTGGACAGGGATCATTACTCCTCAGGATACCGTCGAGGAAATGCAGACGTCATTCAGGGTCCCGTCGGAGGATGATTTTGATGGCGTGGATGTGAAATATATCAACCCTGTGACCTGGGCGGAGGAAACCGTACAGTGCCGGACGCCGGAAAATCCTTTTCCGCGCAAAACGGAGGCATACACCATTGATGTTGCCATGACTGCAGATCGCGCCTGGCGTATCGGGATGCGTCGGTTAATGAAATATCTCCACCAACGTCGAACCTATACGGCTACGACTTCAATGCTGGGATGGTGTCATGACTTCGGTGATCACATCATTTTGTCCGACGACATTCCAACCGGGAAAACCCAAAGTTGCCTGATTGACGCGATGATTTACGACTTCCAGGAAATTACGCTGCACGTCACGGAGCCACTGGACTGGAGCTACGCGAATCCTCGCTGCTGGATACAGTTTCAGGACGGTCGACCATCATCGCGAATGCTCACGCCGCAACGGGTGGATGATTTCACGCTGACGGTGCCGTACAACGACGACCTGCATCCGGAAGACTGGATTATGGACGACCCAGATATTGATCCGCCGAAGTTATTGTTCTGCGACAGTGAAAAGGGTGCGCGGCATGGGATAGTCCAGGAGGTTGCCCCATCAGGTGACAGCAACTGTCAGATTACTGCACCTGAATATAAAGAAATTTTCTACCAGTACGACGACGCCACATACCCCGGCGACGTCGCTTAATACCAAAAAATCCCTTTCAACTTTTCTTTCGCTCAAACCCTCGTTTGGGCGAACGCCTTTTTTGGAGCAAAAAACATGGCCTTTAACCCGGAGCTGGGGAGCACGTCTCCCGCTGTGTTGCTCGATAACGCCGAGCGCCTGGATAAGCTGGTCAATGGGCCCGCGGGCACCGTTACCGACCGTGCCGGGCAACCGCTGGACACCTGGCGCCAGATCGTGACGATGATGCTTGCTGCTGTCACTGATGCGCAGAACAGCATTACCGCTATTGGGCTCCCCTTTAATACCCTCTCTGATGCTCAGGCTGCAGTAGCTGCTGGAAAAATACCAGAGGGCTCTGTGGCATGGGTTAGAACTACGGACAGCGCTGCCCTTGCGGATGAGTACAAAAACATAAATGGGGTTCTGACGGCTACCGGACGTCGGATGCCTTCTCAGGATGCCGTGGACGCACTTTCGCGCCAGTTGCTGGATTCGATTGTTACCGGAGATGTACCAGGGTTCTGGCTGGCACTGAAAGACTCTGCTGGCTGGATTTCATGGGGAGTGGATGATCAGGGGGGATTTGGATCACGGGCTGCTTACCTCGGGACAGACAATATTTTGGCGGGAAATATCAAAATCCTGTTTACCGATGATGTCGGATTACGGTTTCAGGACCCCGAGGGATTCTATATCGATGTGCTGGATAATTTCGGACGCTATTTGTTGGGAGATTCCGGCGGCGGTTCTTCACCTGCTGACGAAGTCAGCATTCTGGATTTGAAAAATAAAGCTTACGCGGCGGAAGTTTCGCGGCGCGTACTGACACGGCTGAAATTTCCGACTGAGGCGTATAACCATTTTTTGATGGAGTGTCAGAGCCTTGGTATGGGATATATGAGCTGGCCGGTTGTCAGCAAAACGCCTAAGGAAGGTGCGAATAAGCAGGTCATTTCTTCCCAAGCTGACTCGCTGATTAAAATTTCGCGGATCTGGGCCGATTTTTTTCCCGCAAACACATCGAATCAGCCTATTTAGGCTATTTTTTCCACCATTTCTGGCGTTATTTCCGGTTTTTACTGAGATCTCTCCCACTGACGTATCATTTGGTCCACCCGAAACAGGTTGGCCAGGGTGAATAACATCGCCAGTTGGTTATCGTTTTTCAGCAGCCCTTTGTATCTGGCTTTCACGAAGCCGAACTGCCGCTTGATGATGCGAAACGGGTGCTCCACCCTGGCACGGATGCTGGCTTTCATGTATTCGATGTTGATGGCCGTTTTGTTCTTGCGCGGATGCTGCTTCAAGGTTTTTACCTTGCCGGGACGCTCGGCGATCAGCCAGTCCACATCCACCTCGGCCAGCTCCTCGCGCTGTGGCGCTCCTTGGTAGCCGGCATCGGCTGAGACAAATTGCTCCTCTCCATGAAGCAGATTACCCAGCTGATTGAGGTCATGCTCGTTGGCCGCGGTGGTGACTAGGCTGTGGGTCAGGCCACTCTTGGCATCGACACCAATGTGGGCCTTCATGCCAAAGTGCCACTGATTGCCTTTCTTGGTCTGATGCATCTCCGGATCGCGTTGCTGCTCTTTGTTCTTGGTAGAGCTGGGTGCCTCAATGATGGTGGCATCCACCAAAGTGCCTTGGGTCATCATGACGCCTGCTTCGGCCAGCCAGCGATTGATGGTCTTGAACAATTGACGGGCCAGTTGATGCTGCTCGAGCAGGTGGCGGAAATTCATGATGGTGGTGCGATCCGGCAGGGCGCTATCCAGGGATAATCGGGCAAACAGGCGCATGGAGGCGATTTCGTACAGGGCATCTTCCATGGCACCGTCGCTCAGGTTGTACCAATGCTGCATGCAGTGAATACGCAGCATGGTCTCCAGCGGATAGGGCCGTCGGCCATTGCCCGCCTTGGGATAAAACGGCTCGATGACTTCCACCATGTTTTGCCATGGCAGAATCTGCTCCATGCGGGAGAGGAAAATCTCTTTTCGGGTCTGACGGCGCTTAGTGCTGAATTCACTATCGGCGAAGGTGAGTTGATGGCTCATGATGTCCCTCTGGGATGCGCTCCGGATGAATATGATGATCTCATATCAGGAACTTGTTCGCACCTTCCCTAAATATGATTCGCTAATGCTGGGGCAGTCTGTTCGTCCGGCGAGCACGACGAACAATGCGTTTGTTCCCCTGGGCGTAAATGCGTGGCAACCTCTGCGGGCAGTTGTACAGTCAGTCTCTGGCAGCGCCATTCTGTCCGATGCGGAGCAACTTGCACTGGCACGAAGCGCGGTTAATGAAGGGGAGAGTCCGATCGTTGGCGCGGTGAACGGATTCAGACGACATTTCCTTGAGGCGCACTGTCTGAGTGCTGACGCTGGTCGACTGTTTGTCGCCTCCACGGTCGGTGTGTCCGGCCAGTCAATTGCCAGCCTGATGGACGATACCAAATATTTTAATCGTGTCGTTGAATGCGTAACGAAGGCAAAGGCCCTGGCTGACAGCGAAGGGAAAACCTATTCGGTTACCGGGATCGATTTCGTTCAGGGACAACGCGACTATGATGACGGAACGCCTAAAGCCACATATAAAACGCAACTTGGGCAACTCTACAACAAAGTCAATAATACCATTCGTGGGATCACCGGCCAGAAAGACAATCCAGCCTGGTTTATTTCTCAGACGGGATACACCTACAGTCCTAATCCAGCCACGCAGCCGGTGAACGCTGTCGAGCTTTGGGTGGGAATGGCGCAATGGGAGTTTTGTCAGGAAACACCAAACTGTTTCCTCATTGGGCCGGACTATCAGTTGCCGGATAAAGGCGGCCATCTGATGACGAACGGCAGTCGCTGGCTGGGTTGTTATTTTGCCAAAGCAAAAGATCGTGTACTGAATCAGCGGCGTCCATTCCAGCCACTCGCTCCCACGGGTATTACCTGTGCAGGTTCAGATTTTCTGTTGAGTTACTACGTCGATCATCCACCTTTAAAATTTACCAGCCCGTTCAGGAACGGAACCAGAACCCCCATCACTAATAGCGGATTTCGCGCCTGGCATAGGATTGATGCCGATCCATCTGGTATAGGGACAGAACTGAATATCACCAGCGTTGCTGTTGCAGCCGACACGGTTATTCGCCTGACATGCGATACAGAGCCGCAGGGGAAAGTCCGGGTGGCCTATGCAACACGCCCCCAGTATGGGCAGGGTATGGTAACCGATTCTGATAATTACGTACCGGATGAAGTGTACGAATATGACCCGCAGTTCACCCAGTGGCCGGAAGAGAATATTCCGGAGCTGATCGGCAAACCCTATCCGATGGAAAACTGGTCTATTGCCTTTTCCATGACCTTCAATAAGGATGAATAAATGAGCCTGGCAATTCAGAAAGATGTCGATTTTTCTGCGGTGGCTACCGGATATTTACCTCCGGTAACTGCAGGCGTGGAGTACTTCAATTTTTTTAACAGCGAAGACTCGCTGACACGCAACCTGATCCCCAACAAGCCGACTCCTGCAAAGAACGGGAGTCCGCTCTTTAACACCAACGGACAAAGCTTCCTGCTGACCAACCTGCTTAATTTCATCAATACCGGGATAAAACTGACTGATGAAATGACCATTATTACGGTGGCAGAACCAACCGGCGCCGATGGTAATTTCCCGACCTGGTCCACTACAGGTTCGCCGATTACAAATGGAGGGAGCTTCACGTCACAATCCTTTATGCGTCAGAGCGCCACCACGCGAAACCCAACGCTATCGCTGAGTTATTCCACTGATGGTTTCATCACCCGACAGAACCTGTCGTATGGGGTATCGTCGGGTGTTGATAATATCAGTCTCCGTGCCATAGCATCGGCATTCAGTCAGACAGCAAAGACATCCAGCCTTTATGATCTGACGAATAATAAAAATGCTCAGGCACCTCTGGCAGCAAATGGTGTTTATGGAAAGGCTGGTAATATCCTGCTTGGTTCGCATTACAACGCCGCAGAGAGCTCACAGGGTAATCTTTACGCGGCCGCGATTTACAGCCGGATGCTCTCAACAGCTGAGATCAATCAGGTATATGCTGCGTTAAAAGCTTATTACTCAAAGCGTGGCATATCTGCATGATCTTATTCTTAAAAGTTAGAAACAACTGGAAACGCCAGGAAATTTCCTAGAGCATATAGCTGTTCGCAAAAACGCACACAGCAATAATGTCATTTATCACCTTCCCCCGGCGTGCCCTCCGGGGGATTTTTTTAATTATTCAATACAACCTTTTTACTCTGTAACCAGTCAGTAACAGATGTAATTTCTGCATCTGACAGAGGCCCGGAAAAAATACTCATTTCCCTCACCTTGCCGGAGAACATCGTTGTTCTTCCCGCCTGCCCTGATGCCGAAAGGTATCCAGCTAAACCGACCACAGCTGACGCAGCTACAACATTCTGCCCGCTGGACCCAGGGAATGCTGTTCGCGTTACTATCGGCGCGTCATTAAGTTTGGTCCTGATACGCCTGTTAATATAGTCGAGTTCGACAAATAACACATTGTATCCTGTATTAAGCCCATTGATACCTATCTGTTCTGCCGTCTCTTCAGGCGAGGAATGCCGCGCCACAATTTCGAATGCAGTATCACTGGTGAATTGCAGGCGGATCATTGGTACGTTAGAACCTGCATTATTATTCATGCCGATATGGAAAATAGCCCTGTATCCTGACGTGTAATCGCTGGCTTCGGCTTTGATAAGCATTGCGAAAGACAGCGCGTCTTTTGCATTAAACTGTTGAGGGTTAAGAACCCGGTAGGCATTAATGGTGTTCACCGGAAAGTTTTCCGGGCTGAAGGTCAGCACATTAATTCCGTTTTCTGTATCCTGCTTACAAACACGTGTTCTGGCTGCTGTATCAATGGATGGATAAACCTGACCATTCTGGTAATCATTGATTGATTCAACCCCATACTCTGAAATTGTCACGCTGTCAGCTCCCAGCCAGTTAATACATTTCTGGCGTGAGAACGGAATATCATTCAGTGTTAGCACAGGGGTTGCCAACACAGCACCGCGCATTTTAATGATTGATGTCATGTGAACCTCAGATATTTATTAATACAGCATCTAAATCGAAATCACGATAGGCGTTATATGTCCCTCGCAAGTAGACGACAGTATTTGTGTCATGGTATTTCAGGATGCCATTGTCCTGATAGTATTCTCGGAAAACCAGCGGCCTACAGATTTTCCGGCCATCTTTAACCTCGTCCAGCAGGGTCCCATTCCAGGCAGAACCGTCATAGACATATCGGGTTAACTGACCAAGGGCGGGAATTTTCACCCAGTTACAAACGAGAACATCAGTTGCAGAAATGATAGTGCCGCCTGGCACATAAAACGTCGCATCATCATTATTCATTGGAGAACCGCAGTCGCCTATATCATGTATTACAGGTGTCCCTCCCGAAAATTGTGACATTTTCATTCGGCGATAAGAATAGTTGGATGCATTGAATTCAGCGATAAGAAATAATATCGATACTCCATCATCCTTGACTTCAAACAACCGTTTTGTGTTGGTTGGTAAAGAGGCTTCAAAGACTACATCAGGGATGCCATTTAAGAAGGGATCAATATATCCATAAGTCATAATATCAGGCAGCGCTGTGATTCCACTATAATTGATAAGGGATTTATCACTCCATTTTATTTTCATATATAACACGCGCGTGTCGGTCGAACGTGGATGCTGTTGGATCGCGAGATGAATGGCGTTCCCGTCCACACTCTGGCAAGTGGTCATATACAAATCGGAACCGCCGATAAATGCATTGGATTGCCAAGTCCTGCCGTTGTCTGTTGAGTGATGTGCGACCCAGCGCGCCGAATTCGTAGATCCCCGACGGGCAAATACCAGAATCTCATTCTGATTAAATGGGTTTCTGTAGGACTGGGCATAGGTCATATTTGACGTGTCAGATACAACCTCTGCCCGGAAATATTCGCAGGATCTAACGTCTGCGATGACCACTTCCGAAGCCAGACATTCGCCCCGGAGTGATCAGACTGAAAAATCTGTATGGGAACTTCAGCACCGGCGCGCGTATCGAGCAAAATCGACGGTGCATCATGGTCGTCCGTTGATGCCGTATCGCCCAGAACAGCAGCGCGAGGGCCAAATTCATAGCACCCAAATTTTCCACGCTCACCCTGTCGGCGGCAGATAGCCAGGTTTCCCAGGATTCGCTCAGGCCCGGTCGTCCCAGCCGAACGCCACTGAAAAAATAATCCCGCCCGAACTTCACAGCGACGTTATTGATCCACTGGTTATAGCCAATCTCACTCACCAGGGCATTGTCATAGACCTGGGGAGAAATAACCGGTGAAGATACCGCAACGGGCGTAGGTTCTGCACCCACTACCCGGTGAGGCGTCATGAGTCTCACCGGAATCGTCAACCCAACGCAAAAACGTTTCCATTTTCATCCAGTTCAACATGCGCTACGCCGGGTATTTGTGTGACGGAATAAGCCAGATCGGAACCGTATTTCAGTGATAACCCTGGAACGTGAGTTGCTCCACTATCCTCGCCGAACATAATGACACCGCTTTCCTCATCCTGTAGAAGGAAGGGAATGCCGGGAAGCACATCGCTAAATAGTCTGGTTGTCACATATTCATCGACAGATTCGACATATTCCTGTGATGGCATTTTTCGTCCGGTTGCGGTCAGCGTCCCGCCAACGTTCATGACCTCAATCGCGAGGGCGCTGTCGTCCGGGCTGCGGTAATAGGCGGTGCTCCCCTCGGGAATATTCGCGATGTCTGCCTGCGCCGCCGCCAGCGTCGCGTACTGCTTACTGAGCGGAATGATGTTCTGCCTGACCTCATCGTTTTTCGCCATCATCTGACGCCACGTATCCAGCGGTTCACCTGCTCGGTCGTTAACTGTTCCTGCCGGACCGTTCACCAGTTCGTCAGCGCGCTTGACGTTATCCAGGAAAATTTCAGGCGTCGTCGTTCCCAAAGGCGGGTTAAGTTCGGCCATGATTTTTGCTCCAAAACGGTGTTCGCCCAAACGAGGGTTTGAGCGAATGGCCGCGGCTTTTTACAATCAGCTATTTCAAGGAGTTAGATAGTGCTGATTGGCTATGCGAGGGTATCGACCGGGGATCAAAACCTCGATTTACAGAAAAACGCGCTGATCCGCGCAGAATGTGAGCTGGTATTTGAGGATATGGCCAGCGGGAAAAATGCCCGGCGGCCAGGGTTAAAACGAGCGCTGCGGCGGCTCCGAGCGGGTGATGTGCTGGTGGTCTGGAAGCTTGATCGGCTTGGCCGCAGCGTACGCGATCTGATTACGCTCGTGTCGGAGCTACAGGCGCGCGGGGTGAATTTCCGCAGCCTGACCGACAGCATCGATACCAGTACGCCAGCAGGCCGCTTTTTCTTCCACGTCATGAGCGCCCTGGCGGAAATGGAGCGCGAGCTGATCGTCGAGCGAACCAGAGCGGGTTTAGCCGCAGCGAGGGATCAGGGGAGAGTCGGTGGCCGTCGCCGGGTAATGACTGAAGATGTGGTGGAGCAGTGCCGCAGAATGCTGGAGAACGGCGCTACCCGGCAGCAGGTGGCTGATGTGACAGGCGATGGACGTGAAAACAATCTACAAGTACCTCCCGGCGACTTGAAGACAAAGATTTCACTACTTTTCCTGATATGTTACGTTTGGCTTAATCAATTCATTCAGCTTTGAAAACAGTTTGGTTTGTTCGTGAACGGTAAGAAAACAATAAGTTTTGAACAATTTTTAACTATTAACCAGCAATCTTGTTTCCATCTCAGATACATGGGCAGACTTGTGGGCGTTAATTTTTCACACAGGTTTAAGCGCTGGAAGGCTGCTGAGTATTCGATATGATGATATTGATGATGGCTTGATACTGATACGAAAACAGGGTCACCTGAAAGAGCTACGTGTTGAATCAACCCCTCCAGTGGAGGGGATCATTGCTCGTAGAAGAGAACGCTATCCAGAAGATGTTTTTTTATTTCAGAGCCATTCTAACCGTGTGAAGTACCAACGCCGGCCGGTCACCTATAATTGCTTTCAACGCCGCTTTACGTCGCGCCGCTAGATCATTACCAGGCGTTAACGTAAGCAGTAATAGCGCGAGAAACATACCGGACTAACCGCCTGTCCAGTCGCGTGTGGCCGATGTGACAGGCGTGGGGGTGAAGACTATTTACAAATATTTGCCAGTACAATACGGCGATAAAAAATCCCCTTGAGCAGGCACACTCAAGGGGAAAATACTACATAACATCATTGCTGTGTGCGTCTTCGCACACCCCTATCTTCTAAGAAGGCGCCCAAAGCTTCCAGATATTTCTGGTCTGAGCAGTTAAAACATTGGATCGGCGGCCTATGTGATAGGAGGGGGTGAAGACGATTTATAAATATTTTCCAGCCGGTTAAGTTTGCTCACCTGCGAACCGTATGCAAGAGATCGCAGGTGAACAATTTGCTATGAAGGCATTGCCATAGCTGAAAAATTTTAACCTCGCATTGTTCGCAAAACCATCAAACAGCTAAGGGCTGATAACACTTTAAGACTTACCTTACTCGTTACATCAATATGTTACGGAAATGACATAAATTGATAGCCAGAACCTATATTGATTCTCCTCTCGGATAAAACTACTTTGTGCGCAACCAGTATTGACCAGGAGGCTACCATGCTCCAGCACAAAATCAGGGAGGCGTTCTGCGCCTCTATCTCTCGCAACCCGAAAGGGTATCAGTACCTACGCACCAGTGACTTTGTCAACTCTCTGCGCCGGCGCGGCATCCACTTATCAGAGGTGGAAGCTAACTCCTGGACAGCGCGGGAACAAACGTATTTCGTCGATAAGACGCCTGACCATAGCGAAAACAGGCTGTGGATGATGGCAGGGATGGGGAGGGGCTCTGATGGTGCTAGTCAGGGTTGTTGGAGACTCCAATCCATAGTTTTATGA